CATTGTTTAACTCGGTGAAATTGTGACGATGGCCAGAACGTCCCAACCGTCGGCGGCGTCGCTTGCCTTGTCGTCCAACGCATAGACGATCGCGCACTCGTTACGGTTTGCGGTTGTCATCGTTGTTGACCCGTCCGCATGTTCGATAACCAGATCTTCCGCTGCGTCCGCGAGGTTGAAGATCGCAAACCATGCGCCATTGACCGGTGCAGGTAGGGTAATCGTCCGGTTAGATCCGCCCGGATCCAAGCCGATCATTTGTGAATCTTTGTGCGTCAACGTCAGGTCGCCCGCCAACGTTTGCTTATCGAATCCGCCCACACTCCACAACTGGCGTGCGATCTTGAAGGGGTTCTTCCCAGCAAATGCCATTTCAACTCCTATCTATTTTTTTGGGTTTTTTGGGTTTTTGCGCTGTTTGTCTTCTCGTCGATCGGCGCGTTCTGCGCATTCGCGCGCTTTTCGTTTTGCGTATCTGTGCTCAGTCCCGCCTGTGACCAATTGTTGAACGAATCGATCCATCTGTTCCCGCCGTCCTTGTCGTTCGCTCATTTCTTCGCCTTTGCTTTCGCTTTGCTGGCCGTTTTCTTGGCCGGTGCGCGCTTCGGCGCGGGTTTCACAATTGGCGGCGCTGTGGGTGCCTTTGGCGGCGTTAGCGCGGTGGCGGCATCGCTGGCCATTTTGGCGGCAACCGTCAGAGCCTTAGCAGCGGCGGCGGCATGAATGCGCCGACTATCGCCGGATCCGCGGCGAGACATAACCAGCAACCGACCGGCCGTCTCTGTTGCCTCGCTGGCACCGGCAATACTTGCTTTCCATTTTGCGACATCCATCGTCATCCCTCCAACACGTTGGCGGTTTTGCGTTTTGGGCGGCGGCCAGCGCCTGATTTAGCGGCGGATACCTTTTCCGCGTTTACCTTTTCCCATTCCGCGCGCATAGATTCGATCCGCTTTTCAAGGCTGTCCGCGCGTTTTCGCAGGTGCGGATTTTGGGCCGACCGTGCCAGCAGGTTGTCATGCGTGCGCTGCTCACGATTGAGTAACCACAGGAACACTTCGTTGACCATCGGCGGGACTATTCCATGCTCCACTAAGTGACGCCTGAAAACCTTCATTTCTTCAACGGCGTCATCGGCGTTCCACAGGATCTCACCGCCTGGTAGGATCGTGGCCTTTTGGCAAAAGTCAACAAACCATTTACCGCCGGTGTCTGTGTCGTAGTACTGGACATAATCCATGTACTCGCCCAAACGTGGATCTTTTGGGTCGATATAGGTCGCGCCCTTCTCGATCGCCGTAGACACCGCGCGCGAGATTGAGCCGTTCCGACTAACGCCGTTGGCACCGGGCATGGCTACCACTCGCCGCAACACGGGTAGGAATCCCGAGCCGTTCACGTATTCCCATGACTTGGGGTACACGATGTATGCAAACCGTTTCTGTGGTCGAATGTTACGAGCGGCAACCGGCAAACCGGCGCGCGTGTCGATCGTCATTTCGTCCCGTTTGGGCTTGTTCAAATGTAGCGTTCTATTTGTTGTCATGGTTCCTTTTTTACCCCTTTGAAAGCGCCGGTGTTGGAAAAGGGGACTAACCAACACCGGCGCAAATTTTCACCGATTACGCATCACTCACGATCTCACAGCACCGCGAATCCTCAACCTCTGCAACGGCTGGGTACATGGTAGCCAACGCCTTGGTTAGTCCGTTGTCTGCGTCCCTGGAAGCCTCCACAATGACGCTTCCAGCATCCACGAGAATGTTGCTTGCTGGAATATGTCCCTGCAGAGCTGAGACGGGTGCCATCGTATAGGCAAATCCGCCCTTGCCGAACATGCAACCGGACCGGTCCGCACCGGCGTTGATCGTCGGACAGCTATCCGACTGCCAAATGTCGATGTTGTTCCACGTCCCTTGATAGCCCGGTCCTTTTGTCGCCAGCGTTTCAGCACTAACGAACTGGATCGCGCCACTCTCGGATCTGAGCGATTGGCGGAAATCGTTGATTTGAGTGGCGTGCAAAACCATGGTCAACGGCGCGCCGGGTCCAGCCACAACGCCAGCGCTGTTCAAACTGAATGCCGCGTCATAGACAGTGTCAACGGACAAATCGACCGTGGTGGCACCGACCGACGTTGACACACTATTGAATAGCGCGGTCAACAGATCTGTCATGGTGAGACCAACACCGGCCGTCAACGTATCGACAACCGCCGCAAGGTCTACCGGTCCACCGGTGATCCCGAACAGATCGGATACCTGATAGGCGCGAACGTAGCGTGCAACCTGCAGATCGAATTTGCCGGTTGTATACGCGGCGTTATTCGCGGCGGATCCGTGTGACGTCTCGGACGTTGCGGCGGTGAATGCACCAGGCGCGGCGTCAAGGGTTACCGACATTGTGTCAGATCCCAGCGCTTGCCATGGAACCTCCGTCATAACCGCGCGGAGGTCGGTCGGATCGTGGAGCTTTTCCAGCATGAGCGCCGACAGCACAGACGCAACGCGGCCGCCGGTTGTGGTTAGACCTGAAAAGGTAATTTCATCAGCCATTTTTTTGCCTCAAATTGTAGGGTTTATGATGCCGTTACCCTCTATTGTCGGTGAGGTAACCGAACGGCGATTGGTTCAAGCGTTCAAAGTATAACCGAATACTACTTGATCAAACCTTCAGCGCGGAGCGTGTTCAGGATTGAATCCTTGTGTTGACCAAGTGTGCCGTTCGATTTTCCACGGATGGCGGCCAGCTCGTCCACGCTGTAATCGCGGCCGGTGTGGGCGGCTGGCTGTGACGTTCCGGCGTTAGGGTTGCCCTCCAGATAGCGCCGCATATTGGCGAACAATTCCGCATTCGGATCGGCCGTCGGTTCCGGCGCGGTTGCCGGTGCCGCTGCCGGTGCCGCTCCATTCAACCGATCAAAGTGGACCGAATACAGCGGATCGGCGCGGTTTGCGTCAAGCCAATCAGCAAATGACGGGCGGCTATCAGCGGCAATTTCCGCTGTCGAGTCTGTGTATTCTCGCCGCAAAAACCGACGGACCGACGGAGCCTTGAACCCCAATTCAAAGAGGTGCATGTCCTGTGAGTGTGTTGTTTGGGTGTGTTGCAGGCTATTCGACGCCTTCACAAACTCACTACGCAGTTGTTCCAATTCCGCTGACACTTCGTTCAACTTCGATTCCGCTTGCCGCCGCCGTTCGGATTCCTCTCGCAATCTGAACGATGGCACTGACGCTGTCTTGTCATTGTCTGTTTTCGCTGCTGTGTGTTCAACGCGGACCGTCTGTCCATTGGTCGGTTCGTCTGCCATGGTTTCCCCTTATTGATCGGCCGGTGTCGTGTCGGCCGGTGTCGTGTTCAAAATTTCCGATAGTCGATCGATTCGCAATAGCCGTTCGATGGCCTTTTCATCCGTGTCGATTTCCGGATGTAGCGCGCGCAACGCGTCAACCCTGGATATTAAACCCATGTCCAGCTCCGTCCGGACCATCTCCGCGCGTTGCTTGATTTCCTCCGGCGACTCAGAAACACCCTGATAGGCGATCGTGTACGCGTTCGGATCGGTCGGCAGGCTCCAACCACCGTACACGTTTGCCAATTTTGCCGCCGTGGACAGCAGCAGTTGATCCGACATCCTGAACGCGGGTTCAACGGCGCGCATTCGGCGTCGCATTCCAGCACGACTAACGACGATCGAATAGCCCGATTGCGCTTGTGTCACTTGAAGATCCGAAGGATTCAAACCGGCGTAGACCGCCAGACCGGTTTCATACACCCTCAGCGCCTCCGCGGCGGATTTGGGTTCCATGGCCGGGGTCAACGATGAAATGGAACCCGATCCCGGTCCGATTGATCGGAATTTGAGGATCGACTTTCGATCGATCGGAACCACGTCAACCGACACGCCGCCAATACTCCGCGTGATACCCGCTTGCGTGTCAACGTCCAGCGCTATCCGTTGAGGGTGCGAACAGTTCTGATACCCATCGCACCAATGCGACCACAGCGCAGCCAACCGGAGCGAACCGCGGACCAATTCCGTTCCGGTTCGATAGGACCACAGCGAACCACCAACGCTCGAATGATACAAAACATACGGCAGAACGGCGGCACCGTCCGGGCCTATGTATGGATACCGACCAACCAGATCCGGCGCGAATTCGGCTGTAGCGTCCCTGCGAGCACCGCGATCGTCAACGGCATCGATCCGGAAAACCGGGTTGTCTGGATCTGATATGTCCCACACTTCCCAGGTCCACACCGTCTCGCCGGTGTTTGGCTTGACCCTGCCGCGCAATTCCTCAACGGCGATCGGTTGATCGGGTCTCGCCGGATCCGGCCGCATGACTACTACATCGGGCGAAATCACGCGATAGGCGACGTTTTCCGCTCCGGACCAATACGGCCAATCAAGCCTGACAACCGCTTCATTGATTCCCAGTGTCAAGATTTCCGTTTGTTGCTGCTGTGACCATAGCCGCGCGGAGATGATGGCCGACAGGTCAGCGTCTGGATCTTCGGTTGAAATCTTCGGTGGTTCCGCGTAGGCGTTCGCCAATTGCTGAACGATCATGCGTAGCGGGTTCCGTGACATATCCGGATGGAATTCCAGATCCGCAGCTATCTCCCTGGCAAACAATCGCCGGAGCTCGTCCCGTAAATCCTCGATATGAGCGCCGGTCAACATCCGATATCGTAGCGATTGCTCCGACCACCGATCCCGGTCGGATTGGCTATCAGGTTTCAGATACGATGGGACCGTGTACATTTAGGCCTTTCTCCGGATCCAGCCGCGCGCGAACAAATCCGCCGGTGTCAATAGTAGGCTATCACCGTCCAAGGTCCAAACGTTGACGCCGTCCGGTGGCTTCGGTGCGGTTTTGCCCTTCGCCAATTTCAAGATCACGACATCGCCCGATTTGGCGGTGCGGAATGGATCTGGTTTTTTTGTTTTCGGTTTTGTCTTCGG